GAAAAGGCGAATACTACGCATCTAACGATGAGTATATTGAAGCTTTTTATAGTGACTCTACTTGGCGTGACCTCAACACATTCAGTGCTGGTAAAGGTGCGTTTGAAGCTCTTGCATCAAACAAAGAGCAACGTAGCCGTGCAAAACGTATCGAACAAGTTTGGCGGTCTCTCCCATCTTTTTGGCAAGATGGTGGTCGAGGGTATGGCGCTCTAGGCACTATCGGTGCAGCTGTTTTACTTGACCCAATAAACTTTTTTGGAGGTGTGAGCGCTTTAACAAAAGGAGGTAAAGCTGCAAGAGCTGCTTATCTTGGCGGTAAGTCAGCTGGAATGTCCAAAGCTACAGGTCTTGGAAAAGGTGCTTTAGCTGGTGGTATTGACGCAGCAAAGTATTCAGCTGGGGCAGAACTTTTTATAGAAGGGGCTCAACAAACACGAGATAAGTCTCTCGGTCTCCGTGATGAATACAGTGGAATGGAGCTAGCTGGCAGTGCAGCACTTGGAGGCGCTGGCGGTTTTGTTGGTGGTGGTGCTTTCGGTGCAATCGGCGGTATATTTGGCGCAAGAAATGCAGTTAAGGTTGTTGATGACCTTGTTGCACGTGGGTTCACAACACAACAAATAGAACAAGTCGTTGCTGAAGGTGGCGAAGACGCAATCAAAGCCCTGGCTAGAGGCACAGATACTCCAGAAACATTTTTTGCAGATACCGACGGCATTGCTGGTGGTGACGCAACTACAGTAGCTCCCGAAGTTCCTGTAGACCCGATAGATGCAAAGATTGCAAAAGTAGACAGCATCCTAGAAGGCGAAAGAAAAGCATACAATGACGCTGTTGCTACGGGCGCAGACGACGAAACAATACAAGAAATTAAAAACTCACGAGATGTGTTTGCTGCACTATCTAGTTTTGGCGAACGTTTGAAAAAAGAACAAGCCGAAATCAAAAGGCTCGAAGGCACAAATCAAATTGCAAATCTAAACAAAGCAGCAAAAATGAGGACTAGGTTTGAAGAAGACCTGTCTATCTTTACACGTATTAGTGAAGCAGAGAACCCAATGGATTCTGCTGATGCTAGAGCTATCCTTGCACAATACAGAGCGAAGAACGCTGATGAAGCCATCCCTGAAGGGGAGGTTTCAGTTGACACAACTACAGCTAAACCCGCAGACGAAACTGCACCGAAGGCAGACGAAGCTAAACCCGCAGACGAGACTGCAACGACAGAACCTGTCGCAGCCAAAGCCCCGCCAGCAAAAAACATCTTTGCAGATGATGGGCCGTTTCTTAACGACGCACAAAAAACAGAAGTTCGTGCTGCACTTAATGATGCTTACACAGAAGCTGACTTAACTGCTGATTACGAGAAAGGCATTTACTCAGTGCCAAATATTGTTGATGGGCAAGGCAAGTTCAAACAGTCTGCGATTCAACAAATAGTAGCCAAAGCAAATGATGCTGCACTTAACAAATCATCAGATGCCCCAGCACCTGAAGCCAAAGTTGCTGCTCCAGAGCCAGATGGTTCTGTAGAAAGAATTGATGCCCCAGAGCTTCTTATAGATAGAGATTCAAGAGGCAGAGCATTGATGGCTGGTTTGAACCCAGCAGATATAAAGCCAGCACCTAAATCTAAAAATGGTCGAATAACAAAAAGACGTGTTGATGCAGCTATTAACGCTAATAAATCAGACGAGCCTCATGCTGTAGCTGTAAAAGCTATGGAAGATGCTAATAAAATTATGGAGGTTATGCCACCCGCCAACAGTTTGAAACGAGAAACATTTTTAGAATATGCAGAAGTTTTTGCAAGACGTCCAGATTTGGGGCTCACATCTGACCCTGAAGACATTATGGCTATTATTAAAAACAAGTTAATTAAAATAGAAACGAATCCTAGTGACGCTACTGGTAAGCCATTAACTTTAACAGAACAAAAAGCTATCAATCGCAGAATAAAACAACTTATGGCAGACAACCCTGAGTATTCAGAAGAGACTGCAAGGTTGTTGGCTTTAGGTGAAATACAAAAACGTCGAGGTATGCCAACTCAAAAAGAAAGCGGTGTACGTTCGTCATCAGACTCTATTGAAGCTAAGAGTATTTTTGAAAATGCTGGTCGAGACCTCGAAGGTAAAATACAAGGCATACTTAAAAAAGGCACATCTGTAGGCGATGGTTACACTGTTACTGGTCAGTACAGGGTAAAGCCAAACGAGATTCCAAAAGAAGAAGCTATACTCAAAGCTGACTTGCAAGCAAGAAAGGGCAAAGGCCCAGGAATTGTTACGTACGTTTCTGGCGGTGAGATGGCTATTGGCCCTAACGGTGCAAAAGTAAGAGTTAAAAAGGGTACAACTCTTTTTGCTGATGCAACAACCAAAAGGTCATACACAGATTACACGTATCTGATGCGTATACTTGGTCAAGACATCAAGAAAAAAGACATCAAAACAGCTGTTAAAGAAGCCCCAGAACCAGATGAGGGTTTAACGGAGGCAACAGCACGTAGGGCTCTTGATGCTTACAAAGAAGATGGTGATGTAGATAAGTTTGTAAAAACTGTTACTGCTCTTAGCAAAGGAGAAAAACCAAAGCTTGCGCCTGTTCCAGAAGTAAGAACTACAAGCGGTGACAAGAAGCTTATCGTCCGTTCTAAGCTAGACCCTGAAGACGTGCGTATGATTAGCGAAAAGCAGATACGTGAAGGCAAAGGTATCGAAGCTATCATAGGGCAAAAGGGTGGAGCAAAGTCTGACCCAGCAAACTGGGAAGTGCGTTACGCTCCTATAGACACAAAAGCACCTACATCCGCTGCAAGACGTAAACTGTTTGACAGTCTTCCTCCTGAAGCAGAGGACGTAAGTCCTGATGCCACAAGATTAGAGACTGGTGGAGCTACTGGTCGTGGCGACCCTATGGACGTGGAGGACTTTGATAAGCTAGAGCTTGAACTCGATGACATGGATATGGCTACCATCGAAGAAATAAGTAAATATACCATCTCACCTTTTGGTCGTGTTTTTGAATCCAAAGGCAGAAAAATCACAGGACTTGAAATACGTTCTATGGTCAACAACATGGAGAGCAGACGCTGGCCTGTCAAAGAAAACGAAATAGACAGGCATATTGAACACATGGCGTTTGTAAAAGGACTGGAGGCAAAGCTTTCTCCTAACGGATACAGCATGCCTACAGCGACAAGACGTGAAGCAAAGCTACAGATTGACAAGATATTTGCTGGACATCCAGCAGACGAAATAGCTGAAGCAAAAAGATTTATTGATAGCCTTGGCGGAGACCCCGACAAAGCACCTCTTCTCATAAATAGAGAAAGAATGAGGAACCAAGGCGAATACAGCTCAATGGACAACGACATACAAATTAAGACAAGGGTTGGGCCAAAAGATATTAAAGTCCAACCACGACTTAATGTTTTGTACCATGAAGTAGCTCACTGGGCTTATCACAATATTCTTTCACCGAAAGATAGAGCAGAGTTTTGGAACATTGCTAAATCTCAGTACAAAGGTGGTCGTTTTAGTAAGACTGTAAACGATGATTACAGGTCTTTACCTCAAGGAGAGGCGCAAGCAACGAGAGAAGGCGAGCTTTTTAAAATACATGTACCCACCAAACCAGCAGAGTTCTTTGCTGAACAGTTTGAAATGTGGGCTACAAGAAACAGGCAGTCTCCTGACCTACAAACAGAAAAGTTTTGGGAAAGAATCAGTGGTTATGTAAAAGCCATCTTTGATAGATACTATCGTGGCGCAAAGATTGACCCTAACCTTGAGCCATTGTTCGCAAAGATTATTCCAGACCGTGGCGAAGAGAAAACATTTACTCTAGGTGTTGGTGCAAATCCACAAACGCCTCTAGGCAAACATATACACAAGCGGTTTATACAACTCACATTGGCTAGAGAAGATATAGAATCAGCTATAGCTTCTGATAGTCCTAGTGCGATTGTTAATGCTCACAGAGAACTGCAAAAGCTTCTGCTTGAGATGGTTCCAAATTCTAAACTGGTAGCACGTGATGGTGTTGAGCAAACTATTTTCTCACCACTTAGAAAAGGTGCTGGCAGACGAGGCATGGTCAAAATAATCCGTGACCGAATCAACAATTACGACGAGATTATCGACGGCAAACAGTACGGTACAGACGACGGGTTTGATGCACGTAACTATGGTGACTTTTCCACAGAGTCAGACATGGAGAAAGTGGCAGACCAGTTAAAAGACTTCTACCACAATGGCTACGCTGGAACGTTTGAACCAGCAGAAGGTATCCCTGGTCGAATTAAAAACCTACAAGCTTCGTCTACAGAGAACTTACTTGGCATGTTGGACAAGCAGTTAAACAACGCCTATCAGCGTGTAGAAGAAACTGTAGACCTTATTCCAGATTCAAAACCAACCTCACTTGATAGAGGTGCAGCGCCTAAACGAGCTAACGGCGAAGTCAAAGGCACAACTACAATACGTAACGCTAAAAAGAAAAAAGACAGACAAGACAATCTGACTACAGAAGAAGCTGTCAACAACTCTAAGAAGAAACGTAATGACAGAGCAAGAGATGGCAAAGAAGCTATTGATGCTGGAAGAACTAACAGCGTTAAAGGCAAAAGTATCTCTGACCTACGAGCCCTTTATGTAAAACATAAAGGCTCAGACTATGGTGACCAGATTGGTTTGGAGATTGTAAACAAAATAAAATCGTCCACAATCAAAGGCAAACCTGTAAAAGTTTCACGTGAAACATTTAAGATGAGCGGTCAGGACTTAGAGGCTTCATTCCTTGATGCCTTGCACACAGGTGATAAAGACAGACTTAGCGAATTGTTGTTTGAAATACAGCGTAGACAAAACAACAAACGTGCTAAGAGTGGTACTGGCAAGATATTGTCACCAAGATTCAAGAAAACAAAAGACGCTCTGCAAATCGAGATAAACCACAGCAGAGGTGTTATGTCTAGCGATGGCATACCTCCTTCTGCAAGGGCTTCTGTACGTGAAATGCTTTCTTTCATTACACACAGAAACCCAGAGGTAGAGGCGACGAGCAGAACTATTGCTTACAGAATGTTTAACATTCTAAACAAAGCGTCTGTTGGCACACTTGAAGACGTAAACAAAATTACAATGGACGATATGGCAAGACTATCAGGGGGCGACTACTCAGTCTCTGGTGGAGGAGCTTTTGGAAACTATCAACATCCAGACTTCAAGAACTTTAGAACTCTTGTAAGACGTCTTGGTGCAAATCTAACAAAAGGCACAGGCAGCGCAGACGACATATTCACAGAGCTAAACAAAATGGTAATTCGCTCTGGGGCTCTCGAAGCGGATGAGTTAGCAGTTATTCAAACTGCTTACAGAAATGCTAACCAAAAAACAAGGGACGCAATCGAAGCAAAGTATGGCTCTAAGTACAATGACTTCTACAGCTCAACAAAAGAAGACATGCTGGCTTATGAGTGGTTTGGAGACTCACTCACTAAGTACATGAAAGAAGACATTACACGAGACGACATCTTGGCTGACGCTCTTGGTGATGACTTGTATGCAGTTCAAAACATTTCCATTATGGATGATGCAATCAACAGAACTGCTGAATATGCGTCTTACATAATCAACGGACAAATCGGAAGGCAAGACGTCAAAGAAGCTTTCAGACGTGTAACCTTTTACGGAGACATGTTTGAAGACACAGCTGTATCAAGACCAATGGCTGGTACTTTACAAGGAAAATACCTTACGCACCCAAGCTATGCAGCAGATTATGCTTACGATACATTTATGAGCATGCCAAAAGACAAGCAAGCTAGGATTCTAAACTTTACAAACAAAGGTTTTGGAGAAGACCAAAGCACACAAATGCCAGTGTTCTTTTATCACGGAACACCTAGAAAGAACGTGTTTAAGAAAGAAACAAATCCAAACATACACATGAGACCATCAGAGTCTGGCATCTATGGCCCTGGAATTTATGTAACAGAGAACCCTTATGTAGCATCACAGATGTACGCAAGGACTCCAACATTCCAAGCTATGGTTGATGCCATAGACAACACTGATATTCCAGACAATGTCAAAGAAGACCTACACTTTGACGCTTATGAGCTTGTTCTCATTAGACGAGACATCGGTAAGTTGCGTAGACAATTTGCTGAATTTGACCCCGAATCAAATGTGTATTTGGAAAAAGAACTCAATGCTGAAAGAACACTAATTAAAGAACAGCTTGACGACTTGATTGTATCTGAAAGAGCTATTGTTGATAATTTCAAAAACAATGGTTTGGAACTTGAGGGCGATGTTTTACCAACTGTCATCGACCTCAAAAGCCCAGCAGACTTCCGTGCTAATACAATATACTCAGACGAAGAGCATCCTTTTATCGAAGCTTTGGCTGCAAAGTTTCTTGAAGAGGGCTTGCCGTCTCAAGTATTTAGCAGCCTCTCTGGTCTTGGACGAAACAACTCACAACTAGGCCCACGAACTGGAGAAGAAATTTACAAAAGCATTATTGACGCAATGATAAACTTTGGTGGCAGAAGTAGGTCTGGCGCTCAAGCAGAGTTCAACGGCATGCTTCAAGAGATGGGTTATGACGGACTGTTAACTACACACAGAAACAGTTTAAATGATGGCCCAGAACTTATGGAAACCAACAGAACATACGGAGCTACAAGCAGAGAACATACAACAGCCGTTCTGTTTAAGCCTAATCAGGTTAAGCATATTGACGCTGATGACTTTGACCACATTCAAGAAGGTCTATTTAAGAGTGAGCCAAAGATTACACCAATTCCAAAAGGTGCGACTGGTGGCATTGTCGAAGCATTGTCCTCTGAATCCATATCTAAAATGGATGACATTCCTGTTGGTGAGTTTGGCGAATTACTAGAAACAGCTGGTGGTGACCCGTCTTACGTCGGCGCTCTTATGTCTCTTATGAGAAAAAGAACTATCACGCCAAAGGAAGAACAGGCAATCAGGAGACAGGGTGCTTCTCGATTCCTCGACACACAGTCAAACCGAATGAAAAAGATGGGAGCAAACTGGCTTGGTGGTTGGTACAAAGACCACTTCCCAAAACTAAACTCTCGTTTTGCTGGCATATACTTCCCAATACAAGAGTCACTTAGGAAGCTTCCTGATTCAGACGGCAGTCTTAAAAGGTGGTTTAAAAAATCTGTAAACGTGGGCGGTGCGATAGGTAGATACGCTGGCACAGACAGGCTTGCAGAACAGCCACAGTCATACAAAAAGATTGTAAAAGCTTTACGTTACGGAGATGGAACTAGACAGGAGAAAAACTTAACGGACGCAGAACGTCTTGTGTACAAACAAATACGTGCAGCTTTTGATGCAGAGCGTAAAGCTATGGTAGAAGCTGGCATAGATGTGGGTTACAGACGTAACTATTTCCCACAAGTTTGGAGTGCAGACAAAATTACTAAGAACGTAAGTGAGTTTAGGTCTGCTCTGAAAAGATACCACACAGCAGAAAGAGCTGTAAGTGGATTGCCCCCTGGAACTGAAATCGAAGCAGATGCTTTTGCAAAAGGTATCATAGCTACTCTTACAGAAGAGGGCTCTGATGGCGTGTACCACGCAATCAGAGGGACAACAAGAAACCCAACGTTTGAGAATGTAGATTATTCACGAATCATCAACCTTGATGACCCAAGACTACGTGACAACTTGAAAGAACTTGAACCGTATCTTGAAGATGACTTGGATGCACTGCTTGTTAAATACTTTGAGGGTAGCTCTCGAAGAATGACACACATTGATGAGCTAGGTGTAAACAGTCACGCTGTCTACGATTACCTAAAAGTTGCAGACGAAGGTCTATCTGGAATAGCTGACCTTCTTACGACTGACAAAGTGTTCCGTATGGACAGAACATCTATGAACGCAGATGGAAAACAAGAACTTTATACACTGCAAGAACTTGTAGCCATGCCATTTAGTGGTGGTAATAGAAACAATGTTCGACCTTTTGTTGAAAAGCTAGACGAAGCAAACAGAGTTGGTGGAGCCCCAGCTGTTAGGCAGCTGCTGTACAGTGTTGCACCTACAGACGCAACTACTGGTAAAATCAACCAGACGTACAGACGTAGAGCTGAAGCTATTGTTCACGCCCTAGAAGACTTTGGCGGGAAGCAAGGCGCACTACAACCAGATGACCACAAGTTCATAGAAGCTTCAATGCAAGTTGCCATGAAGAAACCTATGGATGGTCAAGGCAACCAGAGTGTTATGAACTTCTCCAGAAAGATGCGTTTCTTCAACAACGTTACGCTTCTTTCTTACACAACCCTGACATCACTTGGTGACGTTGTTCTACCAATCATACGTTCTGGTAGCATGAAGTCTTACATCAAAGCATTAGCTCAGATGAACAGCTTGACAGGTGACCCAGCGATTAGACGTGGCATCATAAACACAGGTGTGGCTATGGAAAACATTGTCCACGAAAGAATGATTCATCTGTATGGCGCACCTGATGGCAAGGCATCACATGCTTTCTTCAACGCTACGTTGCTCACAGACTGGACTGACATGCAAAGAAAGATAGCTGGTGCTACAGCTTTCAACTGGTTCCAGTCCATGCAAGAAAAAGCTTTCAATAACTTTAAGCCAAACATTGGATATGCTAATCAGTCCAGAGCATACAAAGAAGCACATCGTGCTTTGAAGCAGTATGGTCTTGAGAAGTTCTTGCCGAATCAAAGAAAAGAAAGAACTGCTCTCGGCAACACAAAAATGCTTGAAGACCCAGATGTTAAAATGGCTATTCTTAAATTCGCAGATGACAGCATATTCCAACCAAATCCAAATGATGTACCTATGTGGGCGCAGACACCTTTTGGTGCGCTAGTGTTCCAGCTCAAGTCATTCCCTCTAATGATGGCAAGGCTTGGTGGGCATGTGTTCAGAGAGATGGACAAAGGAAACTTCAAGCCAGCTATGGGATTTTTCCTTCTTGGCCCAGCGTTTGGTGCGGGAACATTGTCCGTCAAGGACGTCTTGCAATCCAGAGGTGGTGATGAAAACAAAAGCCCAGAAGTTAGAAAGAGAAACCTAGCAAAGATACTGGGCTATGATGAAAAAACCCACGGAGATTACAACGATTTCTTAGGCTGGTACTTCGAGGGCATGGCTATCATGGGTGGCTTTGGTCTTCTTGGTGACATCATACATTCTTTTGCAACACAAATGGACAACGGTGCATACGGTGCAAACAGAATGGTATCCACACTTCTTGGCCCCACAGTTGGACTTATACCTTCAGCCATGACAACAGCTGGCGGTATCTTTGACGACAAAGACAACAGCAACGCTAAAGAAAGAGCTGCTGCACGTGAGTTTGCGCAACGTATTCCTATCGTTGGCGGTAACAGAGCAGCAAGAGAAGGTATTGTTGATGCGATAGCTGGAGAACAATCTAGCAAAAAAGGTAGGTTCTATTACTAATGTACGAATACGCCATAAAAGAAATAACCAAAATAGTTGATGGCGACACTGTCGACATGGTGATAGACCTTGGCTTCAGTCTTACAAAAAAAGAACGTGTACGTCTTGCTGGTATCGACGCACCAGAAAGCAGAACACGTGACCTCGAAGAAAAGCAGATGGGACTTGAAGCAAAAGCATTTCTTACAAGACGTCTTGCTGACGGTGAGCCTTCAGGTCTCAGAGTTAAAACAGAAAAAGACGGCAAGTATGGTAGAATGTTGGGGTGGATTTACATAGGAGAGACGAACTTAAACGAAGAGATGGTTTATCGTGGATACGCCTGGGAGTATGACGGAGGCAAGAAAACAAAAAGCCTAGACGAACTGAAGGCAAGACGATGACCCAAAAGAAACTACAAGTAAAATCTAAGTATGCAGAATATGATGAAGACGGTGACGGCATTGTGAGTGATGAAGAACTGGCTCACGTAAAAGCTATAAAAGAAACCGAAACAAGTTTACGAAAAAATTTAGCGCAGTTACGCATGGCTAGGTTCACACTGATTGCTATGGGTGCATTTACTGCTGCAATGTTTTTCGTACCGATAGAGCGAGTACAAGCTCTAGCAGATATTAGTAACCTATTCTATATATCAGGCGCTGGAATAGTCGGCGCATATATGGGAACAACAGCATGGATGGCAAGAAAATGATACAAGCACTGATTGGCCCAGTAACAGGGCTACTAGATAAATTTATACCTGACGCAGACAAGAAAGCAGAAATCGCCCACGAGTTGGCAACGATGTCTGAGAAACATGCCCAGCAGCTTGCACTCGCTCAGATAGAAGTATTGAAGGCAGACGCACAGGGCAACTGGTTCCAGTCGTCTTGGCGCCCCTTGATTGGCTGGATTTCAGGTCTCAGCCTTGGAATCAACTACATGGTCGCACCGATTTGTGCTGGCTTTGGCATTATGATACCACAAGCAGACATGTCTGTGATGATGCCATTAATGTTTGGCATGCTCGGAATTGGCGGAATGAGGAGCTATGACAAGATGAAAAAGACGGACACAAAAAAATAACGCAAGATTTATTCAGACATTTACGAATACACACAGCAACAAAAAAAGGAAACAGTATGGCATTTAAGTTATCAGAACGAAGCCTCGGCAAGCTTGAAGGCGTAAATGACAGCATGAAAATTGTTGTTATGAAAGCTATAACCCTTACGAAAATCGACTTCGGAGTTATCTGTGGTCTGCGAACTCAAGAAGAACAAGAGGAACTGGTAGCAAAAGGTGCATCCAAGACGATGAAGTCACGCCACCTTACTGGTGATGCCGTAGACTTGATGTGTTACATTGGTTCGAGGGGTTCTTGGGAATTGAATCTGTACGACGACGTTGCAGACGCAATGAAACAAGCAGCCCAAGACGAAGGAGTTGGAATCCGTTGGGGTGCTGCCTGGCAGATACCAGACATTCGTGAATGGGATGGAACAATGGAAGAAGCTATGAACGCTTATGTAGACTTACGTAGGTCTGAGGGCAGACGTCCTTTCATTGACGCTCCACACTTTGAACTCAGCGAATAACAGATTAGCAAACAAACTACTTATTATTATTGTCTTGGTCTGTTGGATACTTGATGACCCTTCGGCATTGCTTCTTCTGTACAATGGGGTCTCTCTTTTGTTCAAGTAAGTTAGCCATAACTAAACAACTTGCATGACTGGTAAACTCTAGTCTTTTTAGTTTTACTTCTGACGACTCAATGTCTGGAACAATCAGTAACCACAAACTATAAACAATTACTTCCTTCATTTGAAAGACCTATACTCAACAGTCTTGTTCAAATTTCTGGCTACCTTTATACCCTCTTTCATTCCTTTGGTTATACCTCTGTCTGTATAGACAACAACGTAGTCTGCAACCTCGTACCACTTAAATGCAGCTTCCAATCCTATTCGTCTTTCTGATTCTACATCTTCGTCTAGCACTTGCGTGTAGAGTAGATGAGATAAAAAAGGGCTCTCGCCCTTTTTTAATGAATCAAGCATACACCTACGTGCGAACTCTTTATTTTTTTTTCGGTCTGCCTCGTTTAGCCCTTTGTACGGGCTCTCTATTATTACTTTCATTTGTTATTTCTCCTCCAATAGCTCCATAAGCACACAAGTCCACCCATGAATCTGCATGCTCTGGTGTTTTTATAAGCCGTGAAATCTTCAAGCCAATCATACACATAACAACTTGTTCAGCTGTAATCTGCTTGCCAAGAATTACAGACCAAATCTTAGCAATGTCTTCGTGGTTCTTCTTTGCTGGCCCGTACACCTTGGCTCTGTCACTATTGATAAGCTGGTCTGCTGTACCCAAAAAGGATGTGCGATTAAATTTCTTATTCATTTTTCATTCTCATCTTTATCAGTTGTATCTGTGCTTCAAGCTCTCGCTTCTTGTGGTTAAGTTCCACAGTCTCTTTGCGAAGATGCTTGCGTTTGTCATTGGCTTTTGCAAAGTCATCCTTCTCAAGATTACTTCTTGCAATGCGTTCTAGTATGGAGTTGATTTCGTTCTCGTTATATTCAATTTCTTTCATAACTTCAGAACGTTTGTTGTGTAACGTTACAAACTTTTTCTCCAACTCTTCATACTTCATGTCAGCTTCCCTTCGGCAACGGTTCATAAAGCTCGTAAAAGTTACACAGTTCTCTGGCACTTCGTCCGTGTTTCTGGCAATGCCAGTCACCATCTGACTTGGCGATTGCAAACTTACACGTCGTGCATGACTTGGGAACATCAATTTGCCCCCAACACGCACCCCTTTTAAAACACCCTCGGCATCTCCAATCTGTTTCGTCATTGCTAATCTTCCTCGCTTTGTTAAGTAAAACCCTCTCAATCCGTTCTTTAATGAACATAAACTCAAGGTCATCATAATCCACAATCTCAGAATGGTATTCGCTAGTATTCTTATTGATTGCTATAAAAAAAGATGTACGCATTTGCGACATCCCCATCATCATTTGTAGCTGTGAATAATATCTTGGATGTGATTTCTTCACGCCTTCCTTCTGAAACTTTTTCCATGAAGCATCGTTCATGCTTTTTATTTCAAGAACATGTAAGTCTTCTTTTCTCTCGTCTAGCTGTATATGTCCGTCCATGTGACAGACGACGTGACCACCTAGCTCTTCGTATGTATGCTGTCTTCCAGTCAGTCCGTCTTTTTCCCAGACTCTGACATCTGCTTTTACTTTTAAATCTCTAACGACTTCGTCTTCAAGAATGTGACCAAGTCTAAATATTCTTTTGAGTCTTGGTGTTGGTGGATTGTTTGGAAAGCCACGCAGACTAAATGCTATCTCGGCATCACAAGCCGTGCCAATCATAGATGCACCGATATAATCTCTGGCTTTCTCTTTTGGCTCTTTCTCGTAACCCTCGTCTATTGCTTCTATTATTTTTTGTGCTTCGACCATATTAAAACCTGTATAAAAAAAGAAGGAGTGGGGAGGATTTCCACTCCTTCTTTGCTAGCGACTAAAACGGGATTTCGTCGTCTAAGTCTTTCTCATCTGCGGGAGGGTCAGACTTGTCAGACTTAGCGTCTGCCTTAGTAGGCATAAACGACTTGACCTCTGAACTCTGTCTTTGCACCCCATCGTCACCAGTCCAAGGCTTACCTAAACCGACTCTGATTTTACATTGCAATCCTTTCAGAGACGCAACATCCCCAGGCTTGTCAGGTGTTGAGTGTCCAGCACAGACGAGAAAAGATTTTAACTGTCTGAGGGCAATCTCTTGTGCCTGACTGCTGGTGTGCTTGATGTTCAAGTTCACCCTTATATCACCTTGACCATCGACATCATCGAAGTCAAGAACCAATTTACGATTGTTGGTAGCACCAACGGGTTCAATGGATGCGTTCTTACATTCCACTGTATACACGCCTTGTTGTAGGCGTGTGCTTCCTGACCCCTCTTCAACAGAAGACAAGTCAAGATTAGTAAAGTTCCAATCACTCATACTATTTCTCCTCGGCTGTAGCCATTCTTGTTAATAATTCAGTGACATCATCCACTTTTTCAAATGGTTTCAGTACACTCTTTGGGTCTCTGGTCTTGCCATGCCACCCACTTACTTCGTCCGTAACGATATATCTCTTCACCTTTGGCAAGCCTTTATCGTTTGTCTCTGTCCGTCTCACACCACATAAGACGTGGTCAAACAAAGCTGGAACTTGTTTTGCAACAGAAGCCCCTTTCACCATAGGCCAATAATGAGTTACATCATTAGCGTCCTTCTCCTCCTTCGCCAAACACGTTACGTAGACATGCAAAGGCAAGTCACGTATCCACTTCAAAGCTCCAATCATAATCCGTGAATTGTCACCATATAGTTTGAAGTTGTTGTTATCTCCCTGATGCTCGGCTTCAAGATGCTCCATCAACCTATCTGACATCTCTGTCAAACTATCAATGGCTATCCACTTATAACCTTGCTTGGCAAACTGTGGGTCTGCAATCATCTTCATAATACCACGGAAGCTATACTTACCGTTGTCAGGGTCATGCCCTTTGTCCCATGAAGTAAACGGAACATAGTCAATGTCCACGTCTTCTATTGATTTTAGACCAGCCTCACCTGATAAGATGAGTCCTTTTCCATATCGAGATTGATAGAACCTACACTGATAGGTCTTACCAAACCCATGATGTGCATAAAGAAGAACCTTTGTAGGCCCGTCTTGCATTATGTCTTTTGTACTAAACGTCTTGAACATGTTTCACTACCCTCACTTTCGGTTTGTCAAGATTGCGTGTTAGGCAATACTTGATTTCGTTTTGTGTTTCCAAAGGCATCTTTGTGAACGCCCTTTTATCTATGCTGAGATTACGCTTCACATAATGAGGCAGAGGTTTCTGCTCAAAATGTTTTTCCAAAGCGTCCTTATCCCAAGACCATCTCTCAGTGCGAGAAACAATGACCTCATACAATCCAAGTTCTTTGGACTGTGAGCCTGACTCTTCTGGAAATAATCTGGAGATGTCTCCCTCTAGCACAGATATTTTTTCTTCGAGCTT